AGCGGAGGACAACACAAATATCCATCGCTTTGGCTTTACCCGCGACAACTTTCCCGACGCTGTTGCGCCAGCACTCCCAATCTACATTGACACATCCCCAACCTACCAAGAGTTACGTGCCTCGGCATATCCTCCAGCGGCTGACTACTTAGACGCTATAGTTAAAGGCGACACAGCACAAGCGCAGGCATACATTGATGAATGTCTGGCAGTAAAGGCTAAGTATCCTAAATGACAGAAGTAACCCACAAAGAGATTTACGAGCGCCTAATAGAGGTGGAAGCTAAAGTGGATAACCTAGTAGAAGATAGTAAAGAGGTGGTGGCGGCATTCAATGCAGCCCAAGGAGCCTTCACTGTCTTAGGGTGGTTAGCGTCAATGGCTAAACCTTTGTTATGGATTGCAGGTGTATTATCCGCATTCTCGTATATGATTAGTGAATATAGGATGAAATAATGATTGCTGAACTCGCCATAGCCAACGCAGCCTTCGCTGTTATTAAGGAAACAATTAGCAATGGAGGTGACTTTATGGCGGCAGGTTCGCAAGTAATAGGTTATTTTAACAGTAAGGCTAAGTTACAACAAGACTTGAAGGCTAAGGGTAACAGTAGCGACTTAGAGGAATTCATGGCCTTAGCTACATTGAAGACACAAGAACAAGAGTTAAAAGAGTTATTTATATATCAAGGTGCTCCGGGAATGTGGGACGAATGGTTACAATTCCAAGTAGAGGCACGTAAGGGTAGAGAGAAGGCGGCGGCGCTTGCTCAGATAACTCACTTACGATTTAAACAGAAGGTTACAGATGTAGTTAACATTGTTATGGCTGTCTTACTGGTATCAACTGGTTTGTTTGCTGTTGTAGGGTTAGCTTGGGCAATATACACTAAAGGACAATTCTAATGCGAGATTTACCAGTACGTAACATGCGTAAGACGAAGAACAAGAAACCAAAGCCAACAAAGAAATGAGAACAGCAGTCATAATCGTTGCTCTCTTTCTATCTGGATGTAGCGCTTTATCTGCCTTAATTCCCGGTATGGGTGGTGGGACGAATGTGGCTGCTAACACTCAAATAGGCAAAGAGAATAACCAAACTGGCGTAGTTGTGGGTGAGGTTAAGACAAACAAAGTTGAGGCACAAGAGATAGGTAAACTAACACAGGCTGACCAAACTATTGAAGCCCATGGTGAAACTACTATACAGAACATCCCTCCTTGGGTTTTGTTGCTCCTTATCCTCGGTTGGTTATTGCCCTCCCCTAAAGAGATATGGGACGGACTCTGGAACATCCCTAAGAAAGTAAAAGGAAAGACTAAATGAAACATTCAATAGGCATTGTACCAGCGGCGGCTACACTCACAAAGATATTTACAGTACCTCCGGGGCATAAAGCTCTAATAACTGCTATAACTGTTAACGTGGGTGCTGCCACAGCTAAAACTTTTACAATATATTGGCAGTTTGCAGACGATGCCTCTCACAAGGTTTATTTATCTAGGGCGCAATCACATGCAACACAAGCTTACCCACAGCAGTTTACAGGTAACTTAATCATGCAACAAGGCGACTCCTTGTGGTTTGATTCAGAAGCAGGTTCAACACCTTCTGTTATTGCCTCTTTTGACTTATATCAAGAGAAGAACATCCACACTTTTGATTAATTAACGCTTGACAAACCAACAAAGTTGTGGTATAATAGCAACAAAGGAAACAAACAATGACCTACTTAGAATTAGTTAACGCAGTGCTCCGAAGACTGCGAGAGAGCGAGGTTACCTCAGTACAAAGTGTTGGCACTTCTAACGCTTACGCTCGCCTCATCGGTGACTTTGTTAATGACGCTAAGAACCAAGTTGAGAACGCTTTTGACTGGAGTGCATTGCGGACGACCTTAACTTTAAATACCACTGCTGATGTATTTAGTTATGAGTTAAATGGCAGTCAGAATAGCTTTAAGGTATTAAACGTATTAAACGACACCGATAACCTTGTCATGCAGTATAAGACTGGTGATTGGTTTGACCGTGAGTTTCTGTTGTCTGACCCTCAAAAAGGTACTCCGTACTTCTACAACTTTAACGGTGTGTCCATTGATGGCGATACACAGGTAGATATATACCCAATCCCTGATGCTGCATACACGCTACGCTTTAACATTACTATGCGTAATCTAGCGTTGTCGGCTGATGCAGATAGGACCGTACTACCTACCCGTCCTATCATATTGTTAGCCACAGCGTTAGCAATTGAGGAACGGGGCGAAGACGGTGGAAAGCAGAGCATTAATGGTTATGCTTCAGGGCTAAGCTCATTAGCGGACGAGATTGCTATGGATGCAGCTCGACACCCTGAAGACACAATCTGGTATCCCGTATGAAACAACTTCAAACACTGTCCATCGTATCCCCCGGCTTCTTTGGTATAAACACACAAGAGAGTGGTGTTACATTATCACCCAACTTTGCTCAACTAACCGACAATGTTATTATTGACAAGTATGGTCGTCTAGGTGCTCGTAAGGGTTGGATAATGAAAACAACCACAGGTGCAGCTACCCTTAGTGGTGCTACTATTGACTTTATGATGGAGCATGTAAACGCTGATAACTCTACTGTTATCTTGTCCGGCTCTGTTAATAAGATATTTAAAAATGGTGTTGATGCGTCACTAACAGACGTAACACCAGCAGGGTACACAATATCCGCTGATGGCTGGAAGGGCGCTTCACTTAACGATAAGGCAATGTTGTGTCAAGAAGGTCATGAGCCTTTAATCTACTCAGAGGCAGCGTCACCAGCCACAAAGACCTTAGCAGTCCACACAAGCACAACAGCCTCCTTTGGTACTAACTACCCTCGGGATGTTATAGCCGCTTACGGTCGGTTCTGGGCGCATGACGGTAAAACAGTCTACTGGTCTACGGACATAGCAGACACAGCATTTCCAGCCTTCGCAGCGGGGTCTAGTGGTCTTTTAAACATAGCCTCTGTACTACCTAACAACGTTGATACTATAGTCGCTCTAGCCTCTCACAATGGCTTCTTAATCATCTTCTGTGAGAATAGTATTGTTATTTATAAAGGTGCAGAGAATGTCTTAGATGCCTTTGCCCTTAGCGATGTTATAACAGGTGTTGGTTGTATTGCTCGTGATTCCTTAGCCTACACAGGCAGCGACCTCATCTTCTTGAGCGACACTGGTGTTCGTAGTTTAGGGCGGGTTATTCAAGAGAAGTCAGTGCCTATGCGTGACTTGACTAAAAATATACGTGATGATTTGATTTCGGATATATTGGAAGAACAACGTATTTCAGGTTCTACTGATAATGTCCGTGGTGTGTACTCAGAGACAAATGCCTTCTACCTGTTATCTTTCCCTGCCACTGAAACTGTCTTTGTATTAGACATGCGTCAAGTGCTTGAAGATGGAGCTGCTCGTATCACTGTCTGGTATTCCTATAAGGCATGTTCTTTTCTACGTAGACGCAACCGTGATTTGTTAATTGGTAAGGTAAACGGAATTGGTTTGTACGGTGGGTACGATGATAACAATGAATCTTACCGACTGCGTTACAGTTCTCACTATCTTGACCTAGGTGACCCTACAACAATGAAGCTGCTAAAACAAATCAAGGCAACAGTTGTAGGCGGAAGTAACCAATCATTTGTTATTAAGGCTGGCTTCGATTATACCAACAACTCAAAGTCTTACCCGTTTCGTTTAGAGACAGGTGCAATTTTTGAGTATGGAATTACTGAGTATAACATTGGTTCTTATTCAGTAGGGATTGTGCTAGACACTGTTAAAAGTAGCGTAGGCGGTAGCGGTAATACAATCCAGATTGGTTTTGAAGCTGATGTTAATGGTGATGAGTTATCAATTCAAAAGTTAGATATTTTCCTCAAAACAGGAAGGACAATTTAAATGAGTAATTATGTAAAGAGTACAGACTTTGCGGGTAAGGATGGATTAACATCTGGCGACCCTGCTAAGATTGTTAAGGGTACGGAGATTGATGATGAGTTTAATGCCCTAGCCGCCGCCATCAATAGTAAAGCTAATACTAATAGTCCTGTATTAACAGGAGCACCTACAGCACCTACAGCAACAGCGGGAACTAATAGCACACAACTAGCTACGACTGCTTTTGTTACTAATAAAGTTAATCTATCTGCTTTTACATTGATAGAGAGTGGTACTGATTTGTTAGTTAAGTATAATGGTACAACTATTGCTAAAATCACTTCCGCTGGTGCTTTTGTTGCTAAAGGTGATGTGACTGCTTTTGGGAGTTTATAATGGCTATTCAAGGTTCAGGGCTTATTAAACTCTCTGACTTACAGGCTGAATTTACAGGTAGTAACCCTATTAGTATGTCTGAATACTACCGTAATGGTATTTATGTCACAGCTAATAACACAAGCGTTCCTACCTCTGGCTCTACAAGTCTTAGTAACTATTACAACGCTGTTAGGCAATTTGCCTTTTCCATAACCTCAAACCAAACGACAGGACAGAATTTAAGAGCGCTGGCTGTTGCAGCGGGTTGGGACCAAGCAGCTCCCGTAGTTGCCAGTATTAATTCCGGTGTGGTTATTAGCTCCAATGCTACCTCTACTGCGGCGCTAACTGTTGATGGTTCTTGGCCCGGGGGTGTTACATTAAATAACGCTGGGACTATTGTTGGTATGGGCGGGGCTGGCGGTAGAGGCGGCACAACTAGCGGCGGTGCGGGTGGGCGAGCAATGACGGTCAGCGCAGCCATATCTATTAACAACGCTGGTGGGGTTGTCGCGGGTGGCGGTGGCGGTGGCGGTGGTGGTAGCACTGGTGGTACTGGAGGCAACCTCGGTGGTGGCGGTGGCGGTGGTGGAGGCCGTACAGGTCTTACAGATTCAGCCCGGGGAGAGGGAGGTTCTGGCGGCAGCTTTGGCCCCGGTGCTGCAGGTGCTGTAGGTACGTTTGCTGCTGCTGGTGCTAGTGGTAACGCGTCATATCCGCCTTATGGTGGTCGAGGCGGCGCCGGAGGTGACTGGGGTGTCGCGGGTGTTAAGGGTGTAATCGGCGCTGATGCGTTGTACCAAACTTCTGGAAACGGTGGAGCAGCTGGCGCTGCGGTCAACGGCAACAGTTATATCACGTGGACATCCAACGGCACGCGAACCGGCGCTTTAACCTGATGAAAATACCTGTTATAATTACTGACTTCTTTACCATATATACCGAAGCAGTTCAAGACGATGTTTTTATTCATATGGATGTCCTTAAATGGAATAAAAAGATAAGAAGCCAGTTTATAACAGAATGGAACGACTGGGCTAATAAACAAGGCAGGGATTTATTTGGTATGCCTTTCATAGATAATGACAAGATGGTTAAATGGTCTAAAGTATGTGGCTTTGACTTATTCGATAACTATACCTGTACAGATGGTGTAGTAAGAAAACTTTATATTTGGAGAAATACAAATGGGTGAAATAGTAGGCGCAGTAATTGGCGGGAATGCCACAAAAAGAGCAGCCTCAACCGCTGCAAATGCTCAGATAGAATCGGCAAGAATGGCAGCAGAGGCGGCTAAGTTTAGGCCGTATGCTATTACCAGTGGTTTTGGTAAGAGTATGTTTGATACGGAAAACGACACAGCTTCTTACGAACTTGACCCACAATTAGCTGCTTATAGAGATCAGCTGTATGGGCTAAGTCAGCAAGGGATGGGGAATATTAATTTAGACACCACACAAGCTGCTCAAAACTATTATAACCAACAGCAGGATTTAATGGCTGGAGGTCGAGGTGCTGAAGACATAGCCCTACGCCAGCAACAATTACAAGGTGGTCGTATTGGTTTAGGATTATCAGGTGCTTCACAAGGTGCGGGTGCAGGAACAGGGTTTGTTAATCCTGAACAGTACCAGATGCAATTGGCTAGAGCGCAGACTGACCAACAACTAGCGGCTAATTCAGATCAAATGGCTAGAGGGCAGTTGGATAGTGACATTACTCGTGCTACTGGGTTGTTTAACACCGGTGCGGGTGTGGAGCAACTAGGTCAATCCGCACTGACAATGGGTGCTGACATAGGGAATAAGCAAGCTGCGGGTCAAAACGCACAAGCTAGTGCATTGTTACAAGGCGGGATGGGCGCTGCTCAAGCTAACTTGGCTGGTGGTTTAGGGCAGGGAGCAATGTTTAACAATATAGGGAAGTCCATAGGTAATATGGGTTATAGCACTAGTGATATATACAAAAGAATGTTCAGTACCCCTATGGGCGGAGCAACTGCTGGGCAGGTTATTACAGGTATTAGCGGTGGTTACACAGGAGCAGCTTACTAATGGCTACAAATATTGCAGGATTATTTGGGAACACCTCTAAAAGCCCTATGGACTACCAGAACGAGATGCTTCAAGGTATGCTTGTCTCTCCCGGTCAAATGGGAAGCCAAGGACTTCTACAGCAAGTTGTCTCACAGATGGGTAACGCAGGGGCGCAGATAGGTGCTGGCGTTGGTGGCTTACTTGGTGGTAAGACTTCAGCTCAAGTGCGGGACTCTAGTATCAACGATGCGCTCCAACGTGTATCTCAGGGTGGTTATGCCACTGAGTTTGAGAAGATGAATGCGTTGTCAGAAGAGTTTGGTCGAATGGGTATGGGTGCTGAATCTCAACAAGCATTGGACAGGGCTAACTCTTTACAGATGAATGAGCTTAACATCCAGAAAGCACAGAAAGATTTAAAGAATCCAGAGTACAAAGACTTTACATCCATAAAAATGGTTATGAATGCATCGACAGGACAGGTGGAGCCTAAAGAGTTTAAAGAAACACGTAGGCTACAGCCTGATGGTTCTTACCGAGCTGAAGACGGAGGTGCGGGAACTACGGGGAACCCTGAAGGTCCAGCGTTAACCGGACCACAACAAGAACGTGTTGATCGGAATGCGCGAACGACTAATGGTGGTGGCGGAGGCGCTCAGTCTTTCCCAGTGCCTCAACAACAAGCTATGCCCGGACAACCTATACCTCAGCAAGGTGGAGGGCGTGCTCAGTTAAATCAACCACAACAACTCGAACAACAATACTACGACCAACAAGCGGATATGCAACGGAGACAAAAAGCTGCGGATACAGAGGCGGAGGTTGATAGGTTACAACGTGAGATGCCTATCCCGCCTTTCAAGTCTATAGCGGCTAAAGAGGCAGCAATGATTAGAGCAGTTCAGGCTGGGGATGCTACATTAGCTCGTAGAATTAATCAGACCCCTCCGTTTTCAAATTAAAGAGAGTACAGCATGGCATCCACTGAATTTAGAGAAGGTATTGATTGGAAGTTAGTACCTGATGCGGACTTGGATTTTATAATTGCTAATGATTATCCTTCAGTGTCAGACGCTACACTCGACTACTTAAACGATGAAGGTAGTTCGATGGATGCCTTCACTGCCAATGCTGGTCGGGCAATTACTTCAGGTCTTCGTGGCCTTGGTATCTACCGACCAGACGAAGCAGAGGATTTAGACGCAGAGCGTAAGGCGAGGATGTTACAGGACACTAATCCCGCTATGGCTATACTAGGTGGTGTTGTAGGTGGATTTGCTGAACCAGTCTCTTTACCCTTTTTCTTCCTGAAGCCTATTAAAGTAGCAGGGGCTATCGCAACCGCAGCCGCCCGTGGTACTGTCTCTGGTGCTATCTACGGTGGTATTGAACCTGTCTATGATGAGTTCAACGACAGCCGTATGCTTAACATAGGTGTGGGTGCGGCTTTTGGTGGTGTTATCGGCGCAGTGGCAGGTAAGATTGCATCTAAGTTTGGATTCGACCCTAAGTCACCTACATTAAAAGACGACATAGCTAAAGCTCCTGAAGAGACGCAAGCTAGGATGGAAGCGGAGATGGAGGCCGAGATAGATGCCAACAAGGTGGTTAATTCCCCAGAAGAAGCACCTAGAATGTTAGGCTGGAATGGTAAGACAACCGAGGCAGAAGAAGTTAACATTGACTTCGGTGGTAAGCAGTCGAGATACAATCCTGAGTTGAAGTCAATGGAGACAGTCGAAATGGCTCCATCTACAGTTGACTTTAGTGTCCCTGCTTTTATCAAAGGTAAGGTTAAGATTGCTAACACTGCTGCTAATGGGCTAGACGACATCGATGAAGCCTTGTGGCACATTGGTGGTCCTAATGCTCAAAAGGCTGATATTGCTTTAACATCCCTAACTGAGCGTACAGGCTTAAAGCATAAAGAGTTAAAGCTGATGGCGCAGACTGCCCGTAAGGAGATTGTCAAACGCTCAGGCTCTGTTGCTAAGGACGGTAAGCTGGACTTCGGTAAGCAACCTACAATGATAGCTGCTAATATCCGTAACCGTGTTGACCCTCCTCGTGAGATTATAACACCTATTCAGCCTAAGCGTATTAACCTTCAGGATGGCTTAGACATTAACGAACGGGAGTTACTGAAGAAGGCTGGTGTATTCATGCGTGTCAATGCGAAGGGTAACATAACCTTCCATGATGCGATGAACGGCTACAAGTTCATACCCGGCAACGTGCTGAAAGAGCGCATGAACGCTGTCGGTATCGACCTCGACATTCCTCAGTTTAAGCAGAAGTCAAAGGTAGAGG